ACGGCAAGCCGATGAGCATGTACGTTTTGATGAGCGATCAAACACAATGGGACCAGAAGCAGGGGATCTATACAACGCGACTTTTGGAATCGTCCGAAACGGTGGGCCTGTTCCCGTCACAGGTCATCGAGGTTGAAGGCATTCAACTTGAGAATGCCAACAAGTGCGAACTGCTGGAGAAGTTCCGCGAGTCGATTGGCTTGGCTCTTGCTGCACAAGGACACAATGCGAGGTTCTTCGGAAACGGTGGCCAGATGGGTGGCATCCTGATGATACCACCACAGGTCAGCAAGGAAGCCAGTGAGAAGTTGGAACAGGGATGGCGTCGAAAATACGAAAACGAAAACGCATGGTTTAAGACTGCGATTCTGCGGGATGGTGTTAAGTACCAACAGACCGGAGCCGATCCAGAGAAAAGCCAGCTCTCGCAGGTACGAACAGATCAGGTATTTGAAGTTGCTCGCTGGTTCAACCTTTCGCCAAGTCGATTGGGATTGCCGACTGCAAGTTCATACAACAGCAAGTCGGAGGACAACCAAAACTATTTAGACCAGACACTTTCCCCTTGGATGGCCGGTTTAACTTCTGAGCTATCCTTCAAGCTATTGAGCCAAAGCCAACAGCTCAATCAGTATTTCGTTTTTGATACCTCACAACTGCTTGCACTGAATCCAAAGCTGCGAGCAGAAACGAACAAAATTAGAATCGACATGGGCGAGATATCGCCCAACGAAGCAAGGCGTGAAAATGGACTACCGCCAAGGGCAGGCGGCGATGGCTATCGCCTGCCATCTGGTGTGTTGATTGAAGGAACTTCCAATTCAACCACTGACAGCGAATCGATACCAACCGATGAACCTGTGGAGTCGGTCAAAGTAATTGAGGAAGTGATTGAGCCAGTTGAACAAGTTGAAGAAGTTTTTGAAGCTGGACCCGTATCTGCACAGGCTCTGAACGGTGCGCAGATTGGCGGGCTGCTTGAAATTCTTGAAGTCGTTTCACTTGGTGGCCTTACCAATGATGCCGCCGTTGAAATGATTCTTGTAGCATTTCCAACCATCCCAAAAGAACAAGCCGAATCGATTGTTGCAGGCGCCCAGAAAAAGGAATCACCTAATGAGTTGCCAGCCGTTCAAGAAGATCGATCCGATACGATTGAAGGTCAGGCGTTTGCCGCAATCAGTCAGCAAGTTGAAAGCCATCTCGCCAAACTCAAGACAATACTTTCCGAGCGATCTAAAAAGAAGACGCCGGAACAATTCGAGCAATGGGTAGCTGACAAGTTTAGCGAAGGGCTGACAATCCCAATTAAAAAACAGGAGCAAACAAATGAGTGATTTTGAAAAGCGAATGGTTGACCGCCTGCCTGAACTGGTGCGATCTGATGAGAACGGCAACAGCAAGCTCGTGGGCTATGGCGCGGTCTGGTATCGCGAAGGCGAAGCAGGTACCGAGTTCAAACTTGCCAGCAACGTGAAGGAGCGGATAGCTCCGACTGCATTTGATGAATCACTTGAACGTGATGACGTCCGAAGCCTATTCAACCACGACCAGAATTATGTACTGGGCCGGAAGTCGGCAGGCACTTTGCGGCTATCCGTCGATGACGTTGGCCTGCGATACGAGGTAGACCTGCCGGAGAGTCGTCAGGACGTCGCTGAGGCGATTGCTCGCGGTGATGTAACGGGTTCATCCTTTTGGTTCAAACCCACGGCAGAGAGCGAATCTCGCGATTCAGCGGGTAACATTATTTACACGATTGAGAATCTTGAACTGCGGGAAGTTGGTCCGGTGACCTTCCCAGCATACGAAGCGACCGTCAGCGAGATGAGAGCTAAGCAAATAAACCAAATGGATTCTACCAATTCGGATAACGATACCAGTGATCAAATAAAAGCCGACGACGATCTTGCAAATTCTGTTTGGTAGTCGTTGACTTAGCCGGATCGATCCGGCTACAAATAAGACTTCTGGAGTGAGATGCTTCGGAGCAAATACATCTGCGAGACGCGGAAACTTTCCACGCGATTTATTTAATCGCCCTAGGAGATTTCTGCATTTCTCCGAGGGCAAAACCAAGGAGAAATTCAATGGACAATCTGTCCCAATTACAAGACGAGCGGAAGCATCTCGCTAACAAATGCAAAGAACTCGACGCTAAAAGAGATGGCGGCGTATTCAGCGATGAGGCACGATCTGAATTCAGTGCGAGCAAAGAACGGATCATCGAAATTGATGGCAAAGTTGAGGAGCTTCGAGAAGCTGCCGACGCTGCCGCGTTTGTCGCTGGTCTTGATGCCAATCGTGATTCTGTTGAGCGTGACCATCATGCAAAGAGATCCAGCGGAGAGCTTTCTGTTGCTGATAGACAACGTGCATTCGTTGCCAAATTCTGCAAGCCAGAGTCGCTCGTTTCTGACGAAGAAAGAAGCCTGATCAGTCGAGTCGGAAACTCAAAAGGTTCTGCTCAAGGTCTGTTGTCGTCTGCTCCCAAGTCAATCGAAGAAGCCCGCAACGCTTCATTCGAAGGTGACCAACGGGCGCAGTCAGTCGGCACAAATTCTGAGGGTGGCTTTACAGTTCCTGATGAGATGATGCAAGCGATTGAGGTTGCTCTGTTGGCTTACGGTGGAGTGCGGGAAAATGCAACTATCATTCGAACCGCAACTGGTGCGGACCTTCCTATTCCTACGGTCAATGACACCAGCAACAAGGGTGCGATCTTGGCGGAGAATACTCAGGTTTCAGACGTCGATGTCACGTTCGGGCAGTTGGTGCTCCAGAGCTACAAGTACAGCTCGAAGCAAGTTAAGGCTTCGGTTGAATTGTTGCAAGATTCCTCCATTAATCTGCCAGCCTTCTTGGGTGCAGCATTGGGCGAGCGTCTTGGTCGGATCTTGAATGAGCATTTCACGACCGGAACCGGCACTAATCAGCCAAACGGTATCGTGACTGGATCAGCCGATTCAGGCGTAACGACTGCGAGCAATACCGCAATCACTCGCGATGAATTGGTTTCCACGATGATGAGTGTTGACGCATCATACCGACGTGATGGCAAGTGGATGATTAGCGATACCATCCTTCAGCAGATATTGAAGCTGACGGATGCAACTAACCAACCGCTATGGTTGCCGGGACAGAATGGACCCATTGGGGACACCATTCTCGGCGCTCCGTATGTCATCAACAACGACATGCCAACCGGCGCATCTGCCAAGGCTGTCTTGTTTGGTGACCTTAGCAAGTACATCGTTCGCGAAGTTGTCGGGATGGAATTCCTGCAACTGAATGAGCGATACGCTGACTACCACCAAGTTGGATTCCTTGCCTTCTTGCGTGCGAATGGGGACTTGCTGAATGCAGGAACCAATCCGGTTAAGTACGCAACTTTGGCTGCGTAGTATTTCACTTCAACAGGGGGGAGGTGATTCCTCTCCCCCTGTTTTTCTCAAGGATAACCATGAGCAAATCAAGCAAATACTTTTCGTTCGATAGCGCGACCGACACGCCGACCCATTCCTACGTTGCAAAGCGAATCTATTGGCAACTGTTGAGTGATTCAGAGTGGCAGGTCCGCGAAGATGCTGGAGCAAAAGAAACCAGCAAATTGAAATTCGAATCACAAGACAAGCCGAAAGCCAAAAGGGTTTTCAGGAAAGCTGAAAAATGAGCCACGTTAGTTCTTCAGACATTTACGGATTCGACTTCATCGAGTCGACCGCACCAGCAATCGAACCGATTACGGTTGACGAATTGAAAGACCATTTGAGAGTCGAAACAAACGACTTTGATTTAGAACTCCAATCGTTGATTTCTGTTGCCCGTAAGTCTTTGGAGATCGCAACCGGCTTGGCAGTTTTCACATCAACTCGCAAGATGTTTTTGGATCGGTTTCCTGACAACAATTTCTACCGGCTTTACCTCTACGGTTCACCAGTCCAATCGATTGACCATGTGAAGTATTACGATGGTGATGGTGTTCAGCAGACTTGGGCAGCGAGTAACTACAACCTTCAAGAGGGAAGCCCGAACTATCTGCAATGTAAATTTGGCGTAACGTATCCGGCTCATCGATCAGTCCAAGACCAGATCGAAATCAAGTACGTCTGCGGATCAGCGACTACAGCAGTCATCGACGAGCGAATCAAGCAGGCAATCAAGCTGAATTGCTCGCTGCAATTCGATGGTGAATTGATCGTTAAAGATGAGGCCGTCAGGATCGAAAAGGCTTATCAGAATTTGATAAGCCAGCTAAAAGTGGGAGAGGACTTTCTGACTTATGGTTGCTAGAAATCTCCGGCAGAAAATAACGATCCAAAAGAATGCCGAAACAGTCGACGCTCGTGGTCAGATTTCGGGCGAGTGGTCAGACGTTGCGACTCGTTACGCTCATCTAATCAAGATGAGTGGGCGAGAAGCCACAGCAAGTAATCAGTTATATGCTCAGGCTACTTGGCGGGTTCGGTTGCGATGGGAACGCGATCTGACCATCAGCGAGAACTACCGGATCAAATACGGTGACATCTATCTGCTGATAGGTTCAGTCACCAACGTGAAGGAACGCAATCAGGAATATCAACTGCTTTGTTCGGAGGTGGTTTGATGAGCGTTGGAAAAAAGATTTGGGAGTTGACAGGAGACAAAAAGCTCAACCGCAAACTTCAAAAAATGGAAATGAAGATTGTCAAGAAAGAGATTCTCAAGCCTGCGATTAAAAAAACTTTAGCCGAAAGATTGCTTCCAGTCGTTAAACGAAATCTGCCCACAAGAACAGGCAACCTTGCGAAACTGACCAAGGTACGAGCAATGAAGCGAAGCCGAAAAGCCTATGGTTTTATGGTTTCAAATTCCGACAAGAAGACAAAAGGCGGCGGGCTTGGGGCGAACTTTTCTGGTGATGCTTACTATGGCGGAATGGTTGAATATGGGACCAAACAAAGGTTCGTATCTGTTCCTGTTTTTGTTTCTGCAATTGGTTCACAAACTTTAAACCGTGGCTCGATGCCAGCCATGAAACCATTCTCAAGAGCTTACGCATTACGCAAAAAGCGATTGGTTCAATTGGCTGAAATGAGAATTAAAAAATTAACGATGCAGGTGGCAACCCGTGGCTGATCTTGACGAAAACCTCAGGACGTTCCTGCTCGCCGATGCAACGGTTGCCGCATTGACGACTTCGATCCATATCAATCGAGTGCCAGAAAATAAGACGAATCCATACATCTGGATTCAAACCACAGACACAGAAACAGAACTCAATCTCGACGGTTCAACGGGTCCAACCTTGACCACGTTTTCGATTGAAGGAACGTCGACATCTTTGGACGTTGCCAAAGATATTCAGACAGCAATCCAATCCCGTTTACAAGGCTACACGGGAACCATTGGGACGCAATCAACCGCATTCATTCGCGTTGATT